ATATGAGTAAAATTTATATCAACGAAGTCGATCTAACAACTGTAGAAAGAACTTCATCCGACGGTACTGATATAGTTTATGTTCCTGGGTTTTCTTCTTTAGCAAATGTTACGAATGGTGCAGAAGTTGGAGTACCAGTTTTATGTAAAACAATTGCTGAATTTAATACTGCGTTTGGAACAAAACCCGCAGTTTTTGCAGAAACTCAAGCATATCCTATGCAGTTTGATTCTTATGCCGTTCCTACCGTTGGAGGGGTTAATTCTCCTATGTTTGCGGCAGGGGCGCCTGATCCTTCTTATATTTTCGCAAAAGAGTTATTAGCATTAGGTATTCCTGTTCTATATGAACGAGTAAATGTCTATGCTAATCTTGAGGATGCAGGAAGTATTGAAGCATATGATGTAACCGTAGCAAATATGTATAACTTTTTATCCAAAAACTTTTCTCAGGGAGTTGATGGATCAGGAGAAACTACTGTTACTGGAGGCACCGTCGAAGTAACCGATACAAATGCTTTTACCGCGGCTTATCCAGATGCTGGTACCTATACTTTTATGGCAACCGCTGAATGTACTGGTACTACCACTATTGAAGACGGTAATGTAACAATCGATAATGATGTGTATATTAATTCTTATGATAAGAAATATAGATCAACTGGAGCTCATATTTTTACAGCTGCTGTATCGAATGTTTCTTGTACAGCATCATGTTCGGTTTCTGGAGCAGCGGTTTCTGTAGATGCTGCAACTTTTAGAACATACTATGCGGAATCCGGTAGATATATCTTTACGTATAATGATAATGCCTGGACGGATGAAGAAGATACTGAAGTTGTTTTAGCTACTATCGGTATTACTTTAAATATTGGTACTGCAACTTTAACAAATGGGTCTATTATAACTATTTTAACTTCTTATACCGTAACGTGGAATGATAATGACCTTCAACCGGTGACTTTGGCAGAATTAGGTGTTTTATTAACTGGAATTCCAGTGGAAGAAAGTACTATAACTATTACTGTTCCAGCAATAGATCCTACTGGGGTAATATGGAAAGATAATCAGGGAGTTTTAAAATCTCTTACTCAAATAGGAATAACTCTTACCGGTACCGTGTTGGCTGCCGATACTATTACTATTAGTTTAACTTATGTAGAACCAGATCTTCTTGATAAAGGACTTTATAGTGTTAAATATATCACTTCTGGTGGTTATCCAACGTTTGAATATTCTGGTAAAGCAATTTCTCAAGCAATGGCGACTCTTGCAAAAGATAGAGGAGATGCAATTGCATTAATTGATCATACTAATAATCCTGATAGAGATTTAGTCGGTATTAGATCGGTCTTTAATAGAGCCGGTTCTGCGGCATATGCATTAACTCCTATTACAGCTTCTTATGGAGCAATGTTTACCCCTTATTGTACTTACACTTTAATTAATGATTATTCAAATTTAGATACATCATTATTTGATTTACCTCCATCATTTGCTTATCTTTCTTGTTTAGCAGCATCGATTGCTTCAAATCCTGCTTGGTTAGCAATTGCTGGAGCTACAAGAGGTAAAGTAGGAAATCTTAACAGCGTAAATACAACAAAAGCAATTACCAATTCTATTGCAGATAGCTATCAACCAGATAATAAGGTTTGTATCAACCCTATTACCAATATTCGTCCTTATGGACAATGCATCTGGGGAAATAGAACTCTTGTAGATAATAGTATTAAACAAGGAACTACAGCTTTATCTTATCTTAATATTAGAAATTTGGTTTGTGATATTAAGAAGCAACTTTTCCTTGCATGTCAATCTTTACTATTTGAACAAAATACCGATGTATTATGGATGAATTTCTTATCTTTAGTTACCCCGTTATTAGATAGAATGGTATCTGGTTATGGAATTAGTAATTATAAAATTATCAAAGAAAATCCATCTGATAAATCTACTATTACAGCTATAATTAGAATTTATCCTGTATATGCAGTAGAAAGTTTTGATTTAACACTTTATCTTCAAAATGGAGAAGTAGAAGTTCAAGAATAAGATAAATAGCAGGACAGCAATTTATTTGTTTCAACAATCGTTGATTACTGCTTTCTAATTTTTCAAATAAGAAAAGGAGTAAAATGAATGATTAGAATTAATGGTCAGGATTATCCAAGTACAGCAAACGATTCGTCTACTCCCGGACAACCTTATGGATCATATGAAATCGCTAATAACCCTAATATATATGAGATTCAAAGAACAAATAACTATGAATTGATTATTACTGGAATTGATGGAATTAGAAAAGCTGGTTTTCTAGATACCGATAATAGCCCCAATGCAATTATTTCCAACGGTCAAGAAGTTATTCGTATGGCAACTAATTCCACTTTTGTTCCTTCTTTTGAACAAAGTCCCATTACGGTTAATAGAGGTAATACTCAAGTAAAATATGCTGGTGTTCCTACTTTTGGTGCTGGTACTGTATCTTTATATGATTATATTGGTGCGGATGTGGTAGGCGTTCTTGATGCTTGGAGAAATCTTTCTTATAATGTAAGAACAGAAAAAGTAGGTCTTGCAAGTGATTATAAAAAGCTATGCTATTTAGTGGCATATTCTCCTGATTATCAACAGGTTCGTCGTTGGAAACTCCATGGTTGTTGGATTTCTAACTTACAGTATGATGACTTCAATAGTACCACAAATAATGTAGTAAATGTAAGAGCTACCATTCAATACGATAGAGCGGAAGTAGACACTTCTGGATTATAATAATTTATTGTTGAGGAGGAGATTTAATGCTACTGTCTGAAGATAAAAGACAAGAACTTCTCAACAAGTCAAAACATGCTGATTCATATAAAGATCAAACATATGGCAAAAATAGATTTGACAGAAGAGTAAGATCTAAAATTCGTAATTATGTATCAGAATTTAATTCAATTGATATGAATCTTCTCTTTAAAGATAATATCTTATTGGTAAACGTACCTATTCAAGGAGAAACTAATAATTATATTGTTAAAATTAAAATGGGAGGATTCTTAGATAAACTTCATAATGAATTAGAACGTAACAATAATGTGCTTGATTTGAAAAGTATTCTTCGAGCATTAATAAATAGTTTCAATAGTGATAATGTATACATTAGATGTTCATGTGAAGATTGGAATTTTCGTTTTTCATATTGGTCAAGAGTCAATGATATCAGTTCCGATATTTCTGCTGAACAAACTAATAATGGAAAAAGAATAGTTAATCCTAATGATACGAAAGGTAGAGGTTGTAAACATACTTTATTAGTTTTATCTAATAATAGATGGTTAAGAAGTGTAGCATCCGTTATTTATAATTATGTTCGGTATATGGAAAACCATTATTCGAAAATGTATGCCGATATTATATATCCAGCTATTTATCAACAACCATACGAAAAAGATGTTCAATTATCATTTGATGATAAAAATACTCTTGATACTTCTTCCGATACTATTGATATTTCAAACAAAGAGGCGAAGAATGCTCCTTTATTTAAAAAGGGTAATACCCAAGGATATAGATTTGTTAAAAATGATTCAGAACCTGAAGCTCAATTTGATTTTGATAGTTTAAACACCGATAACTAATTATTTTTACTTAAAGAAAATAATCTCTTAATTTTTTAATAAGATAACTTATTGTTGGTTTATTATATTAAATATTTGTAAAAAGACGAAAGAGGTTTGCTATAAATGAATAATTATACCATCACTGGCTCGTTTATATTGCCCAGTTTAGGTAAGGTTTATCCAACAGAGATAGACCCAAGTGTAACGTTACGGACAATGACCACTGCGGAAGAAATGAGACGAATGCAGTCCTCTGATTATCCTTATAAAGTTATGAGTGATATTATCAAGGAATGTATTGTTTCTGGTCCTGATATTAATCCGTATGATATGTGCATAGGGGACTATCTCTTTTTAATGCACAGATTAAGAATCGTAACTTATGGTCCTCAATATACGATCAATACAGTTTGTCCTTATTGTACTTCAAACAATATTGATAATATCAATTTA